AAACACTATAATGAGGGTGACAAAGAATATGCATTCCCTGCATATCAATACCCATCTATTAATAAAATGGCTGTTGCTGTTTTGATAACAGCGGCATCGGCAGGCAACTATGCCCACACGCAACACATCAATATAGACGGTAATTCTGTTTATGCAACATATCAGAAACATGGCAGAGGTTTGACATATTCATATATACCTGAACAAAGTACAGTTATTTTAGTTGCCGATGTTGGCAATTGTTCTGATATACCAGTTAGTTACGACAATGTAATTTAATTATGGAGGTTTAATGATTGAAATAATGCTGCCACCACCAAGGGATAGCATTCTTTCCTATTTGTATCATAGTGCACCAGATAACGCTGTCTATGATATTATTTTCTGTATTTTAGCCGTAACAATTCTATTACTAATAGATATTGCATTACGGTTTGCGATTGAGCTTGTTGAATACAACAAAGCAGTTGGTAAAGAATGTACCGCATGGAATATGTTTAAAGCATTATTCCTTGGTTGGGGAACTGTTACTCTCTCAAATGGGACGAAGAAAAGATTTTTAGTAAGTAAAGCATTCCGTAAATCTTTATTCTCTAAGGTGTCTTTTGAATATCCCATTTTCTTCACTCTAGCAACTACAGCGTGGTCATTACCTGATGTTCCTGTTATGGGATTTAGAATAGATGCATTACTCTCTATGCTATTTATGTTAGCACCGATGTTATGCGAGATTGTATCTATTATTGAAAAATTAAATGAATTAGACGCAGAAGCCTTTAAATGGTTTAAGGAGTTAAGTGAATTTATCAAAGAAGCCAAAGAGGTGATAAAATCTTGAAGCGTTTATTTGAAATGATGATGTTCGAAAATGGAGGTCTTTCACTGACTAGGGTAATTTCTCTATTATTCGTATTATTATTTATTGGAGTAACAATTTATTTGGTATTCTTTGATTTTAGGTGGGACCACTATGAAACACTTGCCACTATGGCGGCAGGTGGTGGTCCTATGACACAAGTTGCAAATAAATTTATTAACTCCAAATACAATTCAGGTATTGGAACTTATGAAGAAAGGAAAGGAGCTGAATAATGGCAAAGTTTAAATCTACTGTACCAGTATATGACATTACCGTCAATCAAGGCGATGACTATTCCTTGCAAATGATTGTGAGTGATAGTAAGAACGCACCGATTGATATTACTGGTTATACATTTGCTTGTAAAGTAAGAGAAACAGCAGAGAGCCAAGAAGTCATTGCAGAAGCAGAATGTGTCATTGGTGATGCCACACAAGGTGTTTTAAACATCAATTTCTCTTCTGAAGTGACTGGCAATATTGATACCGATGGCGACTACTACGGAGAAACGAACTCTTATTATTACGATGTTCAGCAAACTAATGTAAATGGACGAAAAGAACGTATCGTCCAAGGTAAGTTTATTGTAAGCCCAGGCATTTCTTTCCACTAGGAGGTATATATGGCTGATAAAATTATTAAAATTATACAAGCCTCTACTCCTAATATTACGATTAACCATAATCGTGATGGGAAAGATGGCAAAAACGGTAAAGATTTTAAGTTTGAGGATTTTACCCCTGCACAGTTAGAGAAACTAAAAGGTCCTAAAGGCGATAAAGGCGAAACTGGTGAAAGAGGTCCTGCGGGTAATGTAGGTCCTCAAGGTCCTGTTGGTCCAAAAGGTAATGACGGTCAAGCAGGTCCGAAAGGTGCAGATGGTAATATCGGTCCTATGGGTCCAGAAGGTCCTAGAGGTTTAACTGGTCCTAAAGGCGATGTGGGTGAACGTGGTCCAATTGGTCCCAAAGGTGAACAAGGTAATGTAGGACCTGTAGGTCCACAAGGTTTACAAGGTATTCAAGGCGTGCGTGGCGAAGCAGGTCCTCAAGGTCCTCGTGGTATTCAAGGGGAAAGAGGTCCGATTGGACCAATAGGACCTACTGGTTTACAAGGTCCAAGAGGTGAACGAGGGGAACCTTTTAAAATTAGTTCTATCCAACCATCTGTAGCCTCTGTACATAATAACGCTTCTACATTCTCTGAATATAGTCTAGTTATGGTTCGCTCTAATGATGCCGATAACGGCAAAGTATTCGTTAAAAATGGCAATGTAATGGAATACCTCATTACTATGTCTGGCGTTAAGGGTGATAAAGGTGATATTGGTCCACAGGGTCCAATAGGTCCAACAGGACCACAGGGTCCTAGAGGCGTAGATGGTCCACAGGGTTTACAAGGTAACGTAGGTCCACAAGGTCCACAGGGTAATATCGGACCCAAGGGTGAAACTGGAGAACGAGGACCAAAAGGCGATGCAGGTCCTGCGGGTCCAAAAGGCGATAAAGGCGATAACGGTACACAACCAGAATTAACATTTACACTAGCTGAAAATGGTGATTTGTTTGTAGACATTGCATATTCTAACCTTGCACCTAGTAATGCAGTAGCACCTAATGCTGCAAATACTAACGCAATCAAAATATATGACGTTGTGTGGGGCGTAGCACTGGCAGGAGCCGCAGACAATGGTAGGGGATATCTTGAATATAATCCTGCCACGGGCTTTGGCAAATTACACTTAGATATGAAAGTTACTGGTAATGGTTCTGGTAATGGTGGAGTATTGTGTTCACTACCTGCTAATTCTCCTGTACCTAAACGGTTACTTGAAGTATCTGTTGATGCTAACAACAATAGTGTGTATGTAGAGCCTAACCAACGCAATATCAAAGGTTGGGGCGTAGCAGGTGCTAACAAGCGATATATTTTAGATATTGTTGGTTTCTGGGAAGGAGGTCAGTAATGCCAAGAGTTAAATTAGGTAACATTAAAGGTCCTAAAGGTGATGTTGGTAAAAGTGCTTATCAGTCTTGGTTAGAACTTGGTAATACAGGAACAGAAGCTGACTTCATTAAAAGCCTTAAAGGCTCCGCACCGACATTATTCAAGAGTGCAGATAACATCGTTAAGGTATTGGAAATCCCTTTAGATAGTGGTGTAAACCAATGTCAAGGCTTTACATATAGCGAAGAAGCCAATGCTTTCTATATCGCTTGTGTGAATAATGATAATACAAAACAAGTGTTCTATAAATACAATGCTGACTTCTCTACTTTAATGTCCAAACAAACATTTACGGATAAAAATAGACTAGGTCATTGTAATACATTATGTGCTTACAAAGGCAAAATCTATGTGGCTAATGGTGCTGTCAATCCTAATCAAGTGGCTGTTATGACTACTGACATGGCGATTGAAAACACTGTAAACTTCCCTAATAAGGTATTTAACCTAGCTTACGACAAAACGACTAATAAGTTTATTTCTATCTTATATACTGGTACTACAAAGCAACGTACAGTTCAGTATTACAATGACAGCAGAGTGTTAGAAAATACCACAACTGTTCCGATTGTCTCTACTAACCAAGATACAAACGGAGCGTTGTATAACGGTAAGAGTATTGTATTCTCTGTCGGTGGCTATATTATTGAAAGTTTAGAAGGTAGTGTTACTAATACAGAAGTAACATCTGCACTTGAAGTTGAAGATTTTGCTATTGCTAATGGTGAAGTATATTTCACAGCTAATAACAATGGCAAAGTAGAAGTGTACAAGCACAGTGCCAACACTAAGTACTTCAACAATATTAACTATACACCGCCAAGTATCCCACCATTAGACAACAATGTATCATTAACTGGTAAAGATACATCTGGTACTGAATGGAGTTTGATTAAACTTTCTAGAGGTAATGGTGTTGAGGTTGGTCATAAAGATAAACCATTAGCATTGTCTGCTAGTCGTATTACATGGTGGGACGGTTCAAACTCTCGTTCTGTTTTAAGCACCAAAGATTTTGATAATGCTTCTAAAACTCTTTATACAAAGAAAGAAGTAGATGACAATTTTATTTCTAAGGCTAAATATGAGGCTGATTTAACAGCTCTTAAAGAAGCTGTGGATAGATTAAATCAATAGGAGGTTATATGGATATTCAAAGCGTAATTGTAAGTTTTCAAGAATTAGAGAATACTAAAAATAGTATTGCTTCTGCTATTACGGAAAAGGGTGTTACATCTGAGCGTAAGTTTTCAAAATTCCCGTCTGAAATTCGTTCTATTGTTGTGAACTCTAAAGGCACAGACGTGTATCGTAAGATTGTTAATGATATTGACCGTAACAATACATTTGTATTAAATGATACAGAGCTAGTACCTTTTGCAAAAGTAAAACCTATTGTTGAGGTTCCTGGCTATAATAAGACGGTGTTATTAACAGCGTTACCTGTTGAGAATATTACTATTCCAGATGGTCCATACAAGTCACGTATTACCCAACAAAAAACGTTGTATGCTGGCACAATGAAATCCCAAGTTATGGTCAATGGAATGAAAGATTTTGATGCGGGTACAGTCCAATACCACAAATATGAATTTATGATTGAGCCAATCGAAGCGGTAGTAACAGATGCCACTGTTGATATCAGTTATACACTTGGTGGTGTCCAAAAAACTATTCCTCTATATATACAAGATAAAATGTTATCTACTGGAGGGAAACCTGTCTTTGTAAGTCAACTTATTGCATTTGAAGGTGACCTCGACAAAGATTTAAAACCATTTACTAATGTTGCTGATTGGACAGATACTGCTGTGCAGTTTTATGGCACAACTGTATATATGTCAGGTGGCGAAACATACCCAGGAGCTTTCTCTTATATTAACTCCTTGAATGGAGA